GCCGCAATCTGGGCAGGTGACTATGTAGAAAGTTGTTTTCATGTTGTATTCTCCGTTTGTTTTACATACAAATTACTCTTCGGTATATTACCAAAAAACTTTAGGTAAAAGTACCAAAATAGATAAAATAAATAAAAAGGCTAGCAATATCAACGCGCTCAAGTTCTCTTGAAAAAAAAGGAGAACTGGGCAATACTAAGTTCATAGGTTATGTTATAATGTTGAGTTTTTACCAAATTGGACGGTATGATACGGATGGGCGAGAAGAACGACGGGCGTTTCAAACCAGGCAACAAGATGAGCAAAGGAGGCAAGCGTCTCCCTGCAGAAGTTAAAGAAGCGGCGAAGTTTTGCCGTAAGACACTCCAAGCCAAGCTAAAAGAAATGATGGTTGCGACGACAGCCGACCTAGATGTCATTATCAAGGACAAGAACGAACCAGCGGTCAACGTGATCTTTGCTCGCCTCATATCCAAAGCGGCGAAAGGGGACCTTGCTTGTGCTAATGCCATCCTCGATAGATCAGTCGGAAAAGTGAAAGAAAACATAGAGATAGAACTCCCTACTCCTATGATTGTGGAGAACCTGGAGGGTCCTAATAAGATCATGGGTGCCAAGGAGGTGATAGATGTCGACGCTACAGAAACTTAGAATGTTGGATATTGACGACTTGTATATCCTCTCTTATATGTTCGATGGTCAGTCATCCACTGAGGCCGGCGCATCCTTAGGTCTGACTCAGCCCGCAGTGTCTCATAGAATCAGGAAGATGAGAGACCTTTTCGGCCAGATAACAATGTATGACCAGAAACGCTTGACCCTCACACCGGACGGGGTTCGCCTGGGTGCAGCGGCAAAGGCCGCATGTGAGCTGTTGAACGATAGCCTCTCTGATCACGCTAATTAGTCTCACTGTGGTATAATAGCCACACTGGAGGACTCATGTTAGCAATTCTCGGAATAGTAAGCACCGGACTCTCGGTAGTTTCGTCAGCGCTAAACATAGCAAAGATCATCAAAGACTGGCGGAAGCCCGCTGGCTATCTTATCAGATTTATTAACTTTATTGGTGGAATTGTAGACTGGCTGATCGCTAAGATCGAGCTGGTTCAGTCCTGGTTCGACGGTAAGAAGGATAAGGTCGACACTAAGCGTACAAGTATCAAGGTGGAGAAGACATTAAAACGGCGAAGAGGGCGGAAGCATTGGAGTCGTTGGGGTAAATGGAGGGAAAAGCTGTGAGAATTACCGTTGAAATGGATCCAGCCCATGAGTTTTATGACAGGAAGCAACCTATGAGAGTCCTTAAGAGCACTGACATGGCTATGGCTCTCTGGGATATAGATCAGTTGTGTTTCAGGGAGTCTGACTACATTGAAATTGAAGAGATAAAGGAGGTCTTTTGCAAATACTTCATAGAACTAGAGGAATTAATCGAATAATACTGCTTTCCCTAGTCTTTATAGGCTGCGGCGATATGTTCCCAGGTCCTCCGCCAGTTAGACAGGCGACCAAACATGAGCGTATACTAAATGTACAACAAATATACACAGACTTAGCCAAGAAGGAGCAAGATGGTTATGGAGCTATTTATACTGATGGGTGCGATAGCCTACTTTGGAGTTCTCTTAACGCTTACGCTGGCGCTACTGTTCAGATTGATGCTTTTAGAGAAGAAAATAAGTGGTATCGAAGACCGGATCATATGTGCTATCCAGATCAGTCACACTCAACCATATCAAGGGACCAACTCACCGGTCTCCTATTTGTCATTCTAAAGAACCGGCGACTAGACCTTGCTGAAGGTGTCATCAAGTACGCTGAGAATAATATGTTCATGATGGGAGAAGGCGATATCAGCGCTACCCATTTCACGGCTAATATGCTCGGCTTGTATGGCCGTATGATTAGGCACCTTGGCGGTAAGTCTAAGTATGCTCATTATCCTATCTTCCTACCTCCCGGATCCAACAGATACCATGCTCATCTCCAAATCCTGGCGATCATACTGGTGCACAAGATCGAGGGTACTATCACAAGGAATATGCTGGACAGGATAGAAGAGCATTATGAAAGAAACCCAAGGAACGCATTATTTGCATTGATGTATAGTATTTACAAAAATTCGCCAGTTGACGCTGTTCAGGATATACTCTTAGACAGCACTTTGTTCCCGAGAGATCGGCTTCCAGTTCCAACAGATCGATGCGGCTTTTACTTATGGCAATACGACACCTGGCAAGAAGCGCATAGCGGCAACGGTACACAATGGGAACCATGTAAGAGTAGGGAAAGGTTCGCCGGTACAGACTTCTTATTTGCGGCGAAATTATATGTGGAGGAAAGCAGTGAAGTACATACTAGCTTTGGCATTGATAGGATGTGGCGCTGAAATAGAGATACAGGATTCCGAGCACAAGATCAGCTTGGAGTTTTGCGATAAAGAGGCATTCCCTGAACCTGAAGAACGGCGTAGGTGTATTGAAAGAATATTGGATATTTTAGAGCAATAGGGTTAGGATACATCAATGACTACACTACCAAGAAATAGAAATGATAAAGAAAATGCTCGCTTTGGTCTGACTAGCGATGACAAGGTTGGCGTTAGAGTCTTGGGAGCCACAAAGGCGGCGGACGGTACTGAATTAGGCTCGGTTATCTTGGAGCAAATGACTTTGATGTTAAGTAAACTCGATCAGATCAATAACAACATGGAAGTCCTTGTCGGACAAATGCGATACATGACAGAAATTAACATTAATGAAGAGGATAAATACTAATGTCTAGAATCCAAGACGGAAAGGGTAGCGGACGCAGCGCCCAAGTAGACGATCAAAATAGGCTAAGGACCCATGCGGTCGTAGAAGATGAGAGCTTGCATGCCAGCGAAGAGGGTAACGCCTACAATATTAATACAGGTCTAATCTCCATTAATGGTGACGCGACCTTGTTGTATTATAAGAACACCGGCGAAAAGGACTTTGTTATCGAGGCGGTTGCTCTTGGTTCTTTCGATGGTATTACACACTCGGATGATCCTTATATTACGTTGATTAGAAATCCAACGGGGGGAGATCTAATTTCAGACGGTACCACCACGGGAGTTATGAACCAAAACAGAAACTTCGGTTCAAGTAATACCCTTAGCGGATTGGCCTACAAGGGTAAGGTTAGCGGAACTGTCACCGGCGGGGACGATATTGCAATATTGCAAGCAACACCAGGCGGGAGGTCTTTCTACTCGATCGGCTTTGTAATACCAAAAGGGACTAGCATGGGTGTTAAGCTTACTGCTAATGTTACTAGTGGGTCGGCAAACTGGTATTGCGCTCTTATTGGCTTTGAAAAAGATGACACTACAGACTAGGGGTAAATAATGAAAATATCGGACGGCAAGGGTAGCGGACAAGAAGCGCAAGTATCTTTAAACAGGCTGTTAACTCAGGCTGCAGCATCTACAGAATTACATGAGAACAGCATTACAGACGCTCAGGTGTATATGTTTTCTACTGGTGCTTTTATAAGCCTGACAACTACAGGCACAGAGACCGGGATTCTTTATATTAAAAACACCAGCACAACTAAGAATTTGTTTATTCATGAGATTAGGACTTGTGGGGATGTTGCTCAGAAGGTGACTTTCTATAAGAACCCTACAGGCGGCACTTTGGTCACTGATGAGACAGCTGGACAGTCGACAAACCTTAATTTTACAAGTTCAAATTCCGCTGATGCAACGATTTATAAGGGTGCCGATGCTAAGACCGTAACGGGTGGAACTTGGTTAGGCCAGCATATCAACCACATTGGGCACTCAAATAATCAAACGGGTGACGCTTTGGTTCTAGGTAGAAATGACTCCCTAGCAATTACCTTTGAGGTGGCTAGTGCCGGTGATGTTTGCGTAGCAATTGTAGGATACTTCGAGTAATGATAAACGTAAAACTAAGTGACGGGCACGGTAAAAGAAACCAGGCAAAGATTACAAATTACGGTCAGCTGGTTACTGCCCCAATATCATTCTCGGAACCTTATGCTGTGACTGTAAACGCTACGAATACCGCTTTTGTAATGGCCAGGCCGTTCAGCGATAAAAGGTTCGTCGTTACCGATATACTCCTAGACGCCGACAAGAACGTCTCAGCTAACACAGCCGGGACGGTCCAGCTATACGAGGCTGCGGCGGCTGGTGATACTGCAGTTTATAAGAACGTTTTGACAGTTGAAATGCTGAAGAATACCAACAGGGTCATTACTGGCCTAAATCTGATTGTAGATGAGGGCTATTGGCTCAATATAAAGACAACCGATGCAACAATATACGCGACAGTGCTCGGTTATTACGTATAGTAAGTTTTTTAGTTAAGTAGAGGTTAAAATGTATATAATAGCCGAGATAGGTTCAAACTATCACACTCTAGAACAATGTATCGACAGCATATGCCTAGCCAAAAAGGCTGGTGCTAGCGCCGTCAAGTTCCAGCATTTTACCGCTAAGGAAATGTGGGGATCTGGTACCAAGGAAGTCACACCGATTGATTGGCTCCCCCAGCTAAGAGCGGCGGCTGAAGCTGCAGAAATAGAATTCTCTTGTACTTTCTTCAGTCCAGAGAAGCTAAAAAGCTACATGCACATGTTGGACTTCATTAAAATAGCTTCAAGTAACATGATGGACGTCGATCTATTGAATGTAGCGGCGAATTCTGGTAAAAGAACATATCTGTCCTGTGGCGGGCACACCTTAGAGGAGGCTGTACGGGTTCTTCGACTCTTCCCGTTAGCGAAATTCCTTTATTGTGAGTCCGTCTATCCATCATATGTCAACGACTACGATAAGCTCAAAAAGTTCCCATTTGCGGGCATTTCGGACCATTCCCTAGACATATATCCGTCATATTATAATCAAGTGCGTATTGTAGAGAAGCATGTAAACCTTTGCGGCGTAAATGACACACCAGACGCGCCTCATTCTTTAAATTTCGACGAATTCAGCCGATTTTGCGAGTATTTGCATACCAGGCCAGAGTTGGAGATGTTGAGTAAGGAAGAGCAGGGCATGAGGGACCTACATAACGTTAGGCTCATCGCTGCGGTGGATATTCCAGCTGGTAAAGAGGTCAGATCGAAGGATTTGGTTGTCAGACGCGGCGTAAAAGTTCAAGCTGATTATATAAACCCTATGGACAAGGATTTAGTCGTAGGAAAAACACTAAAAGTTGATGTTAAGGCAGGGGAAGCCATTGCAGCCAGCAGTATTTACACCTCATAGCATAAAACAGAACACTTGCGTACATAGCGAGAAGAAAATCATAGTACTGGCCTGCGGCATTCAGTTCGGAAAGACTATGGCCGGCGCTGTGAGGACAAAACTATACATGCACCGGTTCACAGATGAGTCGGATAACTTTATTATATGCGCTCCTACCTATAAGATACTGCAGCAAGCGACCCTTCCGGCATTCCTTGGTATAATGGACGGGCTAGGCACATACAGCAAGGTCGATGCGATCTTCAGGATGCATAACGGCGGGACCTGTTACTTCCGAACGGCAACGGATTGCGACAGTGTGGTCGGTATAACCAACGTCAGGCATATCTGGGGAGATGAGGCCGGGCTGTACCCCTTGTATTTCCATGAGAATCTGCAGGCAAGAGCGGCGTTTAAGCAGTGTCCCATAATATACACGACTTCGCCGTATTCAATGAACTGGATATATACCGATTACATCAGGCCTTTCCACCGTGGTTTAGACATCGACCCAAATGTTGAGCTAGTCCAGGCCAGATCAAACGAGAACCCATACTTTCCAGAGGCAGAATACCAGCGCAAGAAGGCTACTATGGACCCTATGCGCTTTAATATGGTGTTTGGCGGCGAGTTCCACAAGCTGGAGGGCTTGGTATATAACTGTTTCGACGAGGAAGACCATGTCGTTGAAGAGTATGATCTTGGTCAGAATGTCAAGATTATCGCCGGGATTGATTGGGGGTATACTAATCCAGCTGTTATTATTGTGCTGGCAGTTACACCACATGGTATTTTTGCAATTCACGAATGGTATGCTACCCAAAAAACTATCAGGGAAATGGCAGAACAAGCGGCGAGAATAAAGAGACTCTTTAATGTGGAGCGGTTTTATTGCGATCCCAGTGCGCCGGCGAATATAGCGGAGTTCAATAAGATGAAGCTGACAGCAATAGCGGCGGATAACGACATACGGGCTGGTATAGATGCTGTTTATGAAAGGATAGCGGACGGACAGTTCAAGGTTTTCAAAGGGAAGTGCCCTAACTTGCTGGATGAAATGTCAATGTATCATTACCCTAGCCCGAAAGATGTAAAGCCGGACCAGGATTTGAAAGGCGATCAGCTCCCAGTCAAACAGTACGAGCATTGTATGGACGCCTTGAGATATGCTATATATGCTTTAAAGAAGACTAATATATTAAGCAGAAGAAAACCTGTTGCGCCAACTGCAAAAAAAGCGGATGTTAAACTAAAGGGCTCTGTCAAGGAGATGATAGGTAAGCTCAATAAAGACCAAGGAGGGTATGACTGGTGATTTATCCATACAATTGCTCTATTTGCGAAAATCAGACCGAAATAATAAAATCAGTACATGACATCGACGTTGAGGAAAAATGCGATGTTTGTGGTAATATAATGGATAGGCAAATATCACAGTTTCAAGCCATTGATAAGACCGCCGCAGCTGATTGGAATGCTAGTGCCTACAATCCTGCATTCGGCAAACATGTGACCCCTCAACAAGCGAAGAGGGAAGCAAAAAAAAAAGGATGGACTGAGATAGGGACCGAACCGCCCGAGAAGATAGAGAAGCATTTTGCAGACCAGAGAGCGGCGAAGAAAAAGGCCGATATGGCAAAGATCAACCTAGACATCGGAGAAGTTCGTGGATGAAAAAGCTTTAGGATCGGACGGCATTGATCCGAATCAGTCGGAAGAAGATGCTCAAGACGTAAAGATGGTCTTAGACCTATTCAAAAAATACAAAAAACACAGATCAAAGTATGACAGCAATTGGTTACATTACTATAAAATGTGGCGAGGTGACCAATGGACAGGTGTGAAAATGCCAAGTTTCCGCCAGCAAGAAGTCATCAATATGATCTGGCAAACTATTCAATCAAACATGCCTCTACAGACAGACGTTAGACCGAAAATGTCTTTCATTCCTGAAGAGCCTAACGACCTTGCCTTTGCAGAAGTGCTAAATAAGGTCTCGGAATCGGACTGGGAGCGAAAGAACTGGTTGCAAGTCATCTCTGAGGTAGTGCTTGATGGATATTTATACGGTACTGGATTTGGTGAGATCGGCTACGATCCTGACGATGACTATGGTATCGGGAGCGCAACTTTTAAGTCTGTGGATCCATTTTATGTATATCCTGACCCTGACGCGCAAGAAGTTAACGGACCGCTCTCTTATGGGATGATTATCGCCGAGCCTATGTGCGTTAAGAAGCTAAGGCAACGCTACCCGGAAATGGCCGAGAAGATCAAGGCGGACGTCACTGATAAAGTAGCCAGTTCAAAGACGGCGTTGAATCAGTTTAAACTTAAGAGTTCTAATACCGACAAGGACATGCCTGATATTAGCTGGCAGTCAGGTCAGGAGAAGGAATCTGATAAGGTACTACTGATCACGGCGTATTTAAAGCCTACAGAGACCGAGGACGAGCATAGCACTGATCCGGACGGCAATATCAAGGTTACTACTCGCAAGGTACACCCTTTCGGTCGGAAGGTAGTCGTAGCCAGCGGCGTAAAACTGGAAGAAGAAGAACTACCGTTTAATAATGGTAAATTTCCATTTATGAAATACGTCAACTATATATTACCGAGGGAATACTTCGGGGTATCTGAAGTTGAACAGCTAGAATCGCCGCAAAGGGTATTCAACAAGCTCCTTAACGCGTCCCTTGAGATAATGAATCTTATGGGCAACCCGGTCTGGATTGTGGATACAGCTAGCGGCGTAGACCCGCAGCATTTAGTGAACCGTACTGGCCTGGTTGTCGAGAAAGAACCGGGTTCAGAAGTTAGAAGAATGGAAGGCTCCCAGCTATCAGGTTCGGCGTTATCTCTTATAGACCGCCTAGAGACCTGGTTTAATAACGTTTCTGGTACTCAGGACGTTTCGCGGGGTCAAACTCCTGGTTCTATCACCGCCGCTTCTGCAATTGAGCAATTGACTGAGGCCTCACGGGTAAGGATCCGCCAAAAACAAAGAAATTTAGACGCTTTTATCCGTGATATGGGTCGGCAATACGCTGAAGTCGTTATGGAGAAGTATACAAAGCCTAGAGTCTTCAGAGTCACCAATGACGAGGGAGCGGCGGAGTATTTCAAGTTTTCTGTGGCAGAAGAGGAAACAGAAGTTGGTGAAAAGCAAAAAGTAGCCATTATGCAGAAGTATGTAACCGGCGAAATAGATGGAAACGATGTGGCAGTGCCAAGCGATCCGATAAAAACCTCGCTGGTTAGCACATCATTCGATATTAGGGTCAATACTGGTTCGACTCTTCCGTTCTCAACGGCGGACAAGGAACAGAAGGCGCTCAATCTGTTTGATAGGCAAGTTATAGATGCAGAGGAATTGCTTTCTATTCTTGATTTTCCGAACAGAGAAGAGATTTTACTAAGGATGGAAGAAAAACAAGCCGCTATGGCAGAACAAGCGGCGCAACAAGGAGGTCAGTAATGGCGGCAGTTATGGGCGAGTCAGCGGATGTACAGCCTGGTTTGAGTGAAGGTGTTGTACCTGGATCACAGCCAGCGGAAGGCGATACGGGAGCGGATCAGCTTACTCAATTGGTAGGTGGTATCGGCGAAGGTTTAGGTTTAATCAGAACATTGGTTGAATCAACGCCAGGGGCGCCACCAGAAGTAATGATGATGTTGGATCAAGTCACAACTGGCTTTCAAGAAGCTATGAACATGATGGTCCAGGGATCAGACGAGGGAGCGGCGGAACCAGAAGCGCCAGTAGCTCCACAAGCGGGACTAGCAGAACAAGCTCCGATAGTTCAAAAAGGACCAGGAGTTCGATAATAAATCAGTTAAGAAATAAGAAACGTAAATAAGTGAGGTCAAGGATGACAGAAGAAATGAATGTAGACGATTTAAGTAGTGAAGAAATGTTAGCCAGTCTGGAGGAAAAACCAGCGGAACCAGAGGCGCAGGAAGCGCCCATCGAAGGCACGGAAGAGCCTGCAGGTTTCCAGTTTAAATCACTAGACGAGCTAATGGGTCATAAACTCAAATATACAGCCAACGGGAAGGATGTAGAAGAGGACCTCAACACTATCTTGAAACGTGCATCTCAGGGGTATCACTATGCTCAACGCATGGGTGACTTGAAGACTCAGGAATCAGAGTGGCAGACTAAGCTTGCTGACGCTCAATCTTTGTCGGAGAAATACGCCGAGATCGATACATATGCTAGGGGTAATCCGGAATGGTTCGACCACTGGAATAACGCCTATCAGAACCGGGATATGCCTTTAGAGGCGGGTTCACCTGATCAACCAGTTGGCTTTGACCCAGCTCAAATTACCAGCCTTATCGATCAGAAACTTGCGCCTTTCCAGGAAACGTTCCAACAGCAACAGCAACGCATCGAGCAGGAAAAAGTGGACGCCCAAAACGCCGAGCTAGATAAGCAAATCGCCGCTACTCAGAAGGAATTCGAGGACGTGGACTTCGGCGCGACTGATCCAGAAAACGGCGTGTCTCTAGAGAACAAGGTATACCAGTTCATGGTGGACAACGGAATATCTGACTTCAACAGAGCATACAAGATTATGGATTACGAGAACATAATGGCGCGACAGGTTGAGAAGGCTAAAGCGGATTTAGTGAAGCAAGAACAGACGAAACGTAAGCAAGGAATAGTTGCGGAAACCTCTGGCCAAGCTAAAACACCGGATCATGTCGACCTCAACAAGTTATCACATGACCAGCAACAGAAGCTATTGCTAGAAGAATTAAACAAACTTAGGTCAATGTAAATAGGTTACAGAGGCCGCATATACTAAAGGAGTAGTATCATGGCTTTATCAGTAGATCAGCTAAACGCTATCACGGAAAAGTTCTACGTCAAGAAATTGCATGACAATATTTTTGACTCAAACCCATTATTAATGAAAATCAAGAAGGGTGGCTCTTACAAGTCAACTTCTGGTGGTACTCAGATCTATGTACCATTAAACTACGCAACTGCATCAGCTTCTGGCTGGTACGCCGGAGCGGACACCCTATCAACTGTTGACAGTGAGAACATCACTTCTGCAGCTTATGACTGGAAGTCTCTCTATGCAGGCGTTACTATCTCTGAAGAAGACGAGCTTAAGAACAGCGGCGACGCAGCTCAGCTTGACCTTCTTAAGAGTAAAATGCAGATCGCTGAAAAGACTCTTGCTGATTCTCTCGGTACTGGACTTTACAGTGACGGAACTACTGCAGATTCTATCGTTGGTCTACGTGACATCGTTAGTACGGACCAGACGGTCGGGGCCATCGATGCGAGTAGTTAT